GGCCACGCGTCCCGGTTCTTTTATTGCGCCAAGGCGTCTAAAGCCGATCGCAATTATGGCTGCGGCAACCTGCCAACCACGTCAGCCGCCGAGATGGTCGACCGCACAGAGGACAGCGCGGGGATGAACAGCCCACGCGCCGGAGCTGGTCGCACAACTGGCGCACGCAATACGCACCCGACTGTAAAACCGATCGCGCTGATGCGCTATCTGTGCCGGCTCGTCACGCCGCCAGGTGGTACCGTGTTGGACCCGTTCGCCGGTAGTGGTACGACCGGGGTCGGCGCGATTTTAGAGGGCTTTAACTTTATCGGCATCGAGCGCGACGCGCACAGTGTTGAAATTGCCGACGCTCGGGTCTTGCAAGCGCTGATCGATGCGGCTACTATTGACCAGACAGTCAACAACCAGAGCACCGACAAATGAGACAACGGCTTATACCAGCCGACCGACAGGACCAGCTTATCGCCGCCGCGCTCGTCGCGGCGACCGATAAGGGCTATCAGACAGTGCGCCGGCGCGATATTGCAGCGCTGGTGCCCTGCTCGGTGGCGCTCGTGTCCCACTACTTCGGATCGGTCAACGAGATGCGGCGCACCATTCTGGCCGAGGCGATCAAGCGGGGCGTGCTGCCCGTGGTCGCCCAAGGGCTAACAATGCGCGCCGAGGTGCCGCCACACGTGGCAGCCCGCGCAACTGAATGGATGGCGCAGCAAAATGTATAATAACAAGCAATTCGTCCTATATTTCACCACACCGGACACCAAGCCCGGCAAGCTCAAGAAGATCACTTGTAACGCGCTGGGCGAGCCGGTCGACGGGCAAGACCCGGCAAACTGGCTGGACTATGCCACCGCGCACTCGCTGGCCGGCGCGCTGGGCTTCGGCATTGGCTTCGTGTTCACAGAGCAAGATCCGTATTTCTTTATCGACTTGGACAACGAGGACTTGCTGGCCGACCTGCTCGCGCGGTTCCCTGGTGCATTTGTCGAGCGCAGCACAAGCGGCACCGGCTGGCATATCATTGGCCGCTATAGCTGCCCGCTGCCGCCACACCGTACTCGTCCCGTCTCGGCCTCTGTGGTGCTGGAGCTATACAGCGCGCGCCGCTTTGTCGCGCTCACTTGGCAAGACAGCACCGGCAACCCAGACACCGATCACAGCGCCGCACTGCTTGGTTTGATCGCCCAGCACTTTACGCCGGACGCCGCAGCAGATGCAGCCGAGTGGACTAACGAACCCGTAGCAGAATGGAGCGGCCCAACCGACGATCAAGAGCTGATCGACCGGATGCTCGGCAGCAACAGCGCGGCCAATGCGTTCGGGGGCGATGCGTCACTGCACGCGCTATGGGCGGGCCAAGGTACCGGCGACGCCTCACGGGATGACGCCAAGCTATGCCAGCACTTAGCTTTTTGGACCGGAAAAGATTGCGAGCGTATGGATCGGCTATTCCGCCAATCTGGCCTTATGCGTGACAAATGGGAGCGCGACGACTACCGCGAGCGCACCATACTGGGCGCAGTGGCGCGTTGCCAGCGCGTGCTGGGAGCGGGCGTTACGATCGACCAGCCCCCGCCACCAGTGGCGGCACCGGAGATCCGCGAAGGGCTGCAGATGATGGTGCCGAGTCAGCAGGTAAACTATTTCGCCGGGTGCGTCTATATCGCCAGCCGCCACGCTGTGCTCACGCCGAACGGGGAGATGGAGAAGCCCGAGCAGTTCCGCGTGCGTTACGGCGGCTATCAGTTCGTCATGGACGCAGCGAACCGCACAATGGCGACCAATGCGTGGCAGGCGTTCACGGAGTCGCAGGTCGTGCGCTACCCGATGGCAGATCGCGACGTATTCCGGCCCGACCTTGCATTCCAGCAGATTGTGCAGGAGGACGGGCTGCGACTGGTCAACACGTACAAGCCGATCGACGTTCCGCGCGCTAAAGGTGACGCTGCGCCATTCCTGCGCCACTTGTCGCTGCTGCTACCCAACCAACGCGACCGCGACATACTACTGGCCTATATGGCCGCCGTCGTGCAACACAAGGGCGTCAAGTTCCAATGGTGCCCGCTGATCCAAGGCGTCGAGGGTAACGGCAAGACCTTCTTTACCCGCTGCGTGCGTATGGCGATCGGCCGGCGCTATACGATGATGCCGCAAGCCCAGGACATCGCGAATAAATTTAACGACTGGCTGGAAGGCGTTATATTCGTCGGCGTGGAGGACATATATGTCCCAGCAGAGAAAATGGAAGTGCTCGAGATATTAAAGCCGATGATCACCGGCGGCGACGGTCTCGGCATTCAGGGTAAAGGCACCAAGCAAGTCACCCGGGACATCTGCGCAAACTTTATGCTTAATAGTAACCATAAGGACGCACTGCGCAAGACCGAGAACGACCGCCGCTTCGCCGTGTTCTATACGGCACAGCAGCATGTCGCCGATCTGCAGCGTGACGGCATGGACCCGGCCTACATGAAAGCGCTCTACGACTGGGCGAAGTCTGGCGGATATGCGATCGTCACGGACTACCTGGCGACCTATCCGATCCCCTACGAACTCAACCCGGCCACCGGTGCGCAACGTGCGCCGCAGACCAGCAGCCACGCAGAGGCAGTCAGCGCCAGCCGTGGCAGCGTGGAACAAGAGATCGTGGAGGCCGTCGAGGAAGGGCGGCACGGATTCCGTGGAGGGTTCGTATCGAGCCAGGCGCTCAGTCAGCTGCTGGACCATATGCGCAAGCATATCCCACAAAGCCGCCGCCGCGAGCTTATGGAACAAAACGGCTACATCCTGCACCCGGCGCTGCCGCAAGGTCGCGCCACTATCGAGATTGACGGAGCGCGCCCGCGCCTCTACGTGAAAAAAGACCACCTCGCCGCACAGCTCACCGACCCGCGCGCCGTGTGCCAACAGTATATCAACGCCCAGCAAATAGCCCCCCAGCTCAACGCCGCCAGCGCCTAGCCCCTTCGGGGGCTTTTTTTTTATCAAATAGTTTGTCATTATATCTCACATGAACAGCGGCATGGTGCCGGTGAGTGAGGATGACGAGATGTTTAAAGTAATCGCAAAAGGTCAAGAATTCAAAGCTGATGAAGAAGTTGCAATGAAAGAATGGATGAAAGGCGCAAAAGTTTTTAATGCGGAGGGCAGAGAGGCTGTGGGCATTGAAAACACAAAAGCCGGCGAGCGGTTCATGTTCTAACAACCAACCCGCCGCCAGTCGGTTACTGGCAATTAATGGAGCGAATAATATGCAATTCAGAATACACGGCACTTTTCAGGACGGCACGACCGATACGTGGCTGGTCGAAGGCGAAACAATCGAAGATATAAGAAACGTGGCAATGGCGATCATCAACGCGCGCAACTTGTCTGACTATTGGTCCGAGCCGGTGGAGGGTGCGGCATGAGTAGCCCCGCGCACGATGCGCGCCTGCACGGCCTCACGCTCGCACAGCTGAGCAGCATAACCGCCACATCCAGGCAGACGCTGGCAAATTGGCACCGCACCAAGCCCGAACTGTGGCAGTGCGTACTATTGGGTGCGAAACAATTCAACGAGCTATCACTCACAGATAAGCGCCCAACGTGCGGAGGTGCGGAATGACCCGGCTAGAAATGATCGACGAGCCTATCGCGGTCAATGTGAGTGGTGGAAGATCGTCCGCGCTGGGGGCGATTATCTACGATTCTATGCGCCTGCCGAACGAATCAAAAAAGATCTTTACCAACACCGGCGCAGAGCACCGTAAAACATACCGGTTTCTTCGCGCCCTTGTGGAACGCATCGGGTTCGATCTTATTTGTTTAGAGGCTGAGTTCAACCAGCCACTGGGGCGAGGTCACACGGTAAAAGTGGTAAATCTGAACGACCTGAAATACGACCCCGTGGAGGGGCCTATCGGCCAGGCCATGCGCAAATATGGTTTATTCACCCAGCGGAGCGCGTGGTGTACAACACGGATGAAAGAGGAGACACAACGAAAATATCTAGATCCAATCTGGGGGCGTGGAGGTTATTACACTTTCCTAGGCATTCGGGCCGACGAACCCGCGCGGCTTGTAGGATCTAACCCCGTAGACAGAGAAAACAGTTGTTACCATCTGCTGGCGGGACATGGATATACGGATTTAGAGATCACCGATATTTTCCGCCGCGTCACTATCAACCCGCAACTGATCGCCAATTTATCCGCGCCGGAACGCGCCCGCGAGCTTCTGCAGCGTCGTGTCAATGCGGTTATTGATAACAAGCTGATCTACCTGGGGGAGGTAAGCGACGCCACAGAGGACGACGTGATCGATATGTTCACGGGTTTGGACTATGACCTGGACCTGCCAAAGCACCTTGGTAACTGTGTTTTTTGCGTAAAAAAATCCATTAATAAAATAGCGCTCGCGTGCAGAGACGAGCCTGAATATTTAGCTGAGTGGCAAATGGCCATATGGCAGGGTAGCGACCGATTGAACAAAGGCAGCGTACCGGAGAAAGGCACTATGTACCGAGGAAAGAATTCTATAGAGTCAGTTATTGCGCTGTTCAGAGACGTAGACACGGAAACTCTACGAGGCCGGACTAAGCACGCGGGCGCGTCAGCTTGCGAAGATTCATGTGAAGCGTTTGCCGCCACGGGGGTGGGGGAATGAGCATGATTATCCTACCCGGTGGCCTCTGGCACGACCTGGCTAACCCGTGGGCCGGCACGCTCGATCTGCCCGCTATTGCCGCATCACTCGGCAATATCAACCGGTGGAACGGCCACACCCGCCGCCCTTATAGCGTGGCGGAGCACTCAATCCGCGTGTCGCAATTAGTACCAAAGCCGCTGCGATTACAAGCGCTGCTGCACGATGTCGCCGAGGTATTCGTGGGCGATATGGCCACACCGCTGCGCAAAATGGTGCCAGGCTTTGATGACATCGAGCGCGATCATCTGCGTTGGATCGGTACGGTGCTGGGCGTCGAGCTGTGCGAACTGAGCGCCGAAGTGCGCCACGCCGACCGGGTTATGTTAGCGACTGAATGCCGCGACCTGCTCGGCTCACCCTATGACTGGTGCGGCGTCGACCCACTCGAAGCGGTTGTCGGCCCCGCGTCGCCGTGTGACGTCGGGCAATTGTGGCTTAAATACGTACAGGAGCGTGTGGGATGACCTACTCACGCGAACAACGCGACCGCATAGCGGCAGCTGACGCGCGTGGCCTATCGCCCGCAGAGGTCGCCGCGCAGTGCTTTTGCTCAATCGATACCGTGTATCGTGTCCGGCGCGAGAAGGGGCGCGGAGGTCGACGCGGTGCAAAGCGACACCCAGAGACCTCCACGGTGCTGCGCCTGCTCATGGCGCGCAGTATGGCCAGAGACGCCATCGCCGAGCATTGTGGCTGCAGTCGCGCAACGGTCTACAATATCGCGCAAGCGCATGGCCTCACATCGTCACCCGCGCCGCGCAGGGTACCGCGTGAACCCGGCAAGCGTGGCCGCCGTCTCTTAGCGGTACCAGGTCAGCAATATGGCGAGCTGACCGTCGCGGGGCGAGATGGTCGCGCAGTATACTGCAGCTGCTCGTGCGGTGGTATCCGCACAGTTCGGATCGACAAATTACGCAGCGGCAAGGTCACGCGATGCACGTCATGCAGCAAGGTCAGCAGGCGCGAGGCGTTCAAAGTGGCCAAAGCAACCGCCGCGGTAGCGAACCGGCCGCCACGGGGTAGTTATACACGTATCGACCCTGGAGTGCGCGCCCAGATCGTGCAGTGGCTACGCGATGAAGTACAGGGCGCCGAGATCAGCCGGCGCACGGGCGTATCAACAACGACAATCAGCAAAATAAAAGGATCACTATCATGAAAGCAACACCAGCACCGTGGCGGCGTACCGTCAGCAATAGCGGGCGCCATTTAGTAAGCGGCCAGCACGGCGAACAAGTCGCAGCGCTTTGGAACAGCTCGCAGCGTGAAGCCAACGCGCGCTTAATTCAGTACGCGCCGGATATGCGCGACTTACTGCAAGACCTCGCGGGACAATTTGTTTGCAACTGCGGCCACAAGTCTTGTCGCATTGAGGAGCAACGCCGGGAGATCGACGCGCTCTTAGCACTCGTGGAGGGCAGCGTATGCAATTAATACCACTTCCGCGCCACCAAGCCGAGCGCCTGCTCGCACAGGGTCGCCGCGTTTTTGTAGGGTATAAGCGCGGCTTAGCAGTACGCAACCAACACGAATGCACCACGCTTGAGGCGATCGACAAGTCCATGCAGCGCAAGCCGGGGCAGGGCGTTCCGCAGTGCTATGTGGTGGGTGAATTATGAGATACGGCAGTGTATGCAGCGGCATTGAGGCTGCAAGCGTCGCGTGGGAGCCACTGGGCTGGCAGCCCGCCTGGTTCGCAGAGATCGAGCCGTTCCCATCTGCCGTGCTGGCACATCATTGGCCGCACGTGCCAAACCTCGGCGATATGACGATGATCCGCCACATGGTCCACGCCGGGGTCGTAGAGGCGCCCGACGTACTGGTGGGAGGCACCCCGTGCCAGGCGTTCAGTGTTGCCGGGTTGCGTGGCGGCCTGAGCGACGAGCGCGGACAATTAACCCTTGAATTTGTGAGACTAGCCAATGCAATCGACGAACAACGAGAACAACCCGCCATTATCGTCTGGGAAAACGTCCCCGGCGTCTTATCCTCCAAGGACAATGCTTTCGGCTGCTTTATTGCTGGCCTGTCCGGGCACCACGAGCCAATCGTTAACCCGGCCGGACGGTGGCCAAACGCTGGTCTTGTTATTGGACCATCGCGCGCAGTCGCGTGGCGCGTCCTTGATGCCCAATATTTCGGAGTGGCCCAACGCCGCCGCCGTGTGTTCGTTGTCGCAAGTGCTCGAGCAGACTTCGATCCCGCCGCGGTTCTTTTTGAGTTCGAAGGCATGCGCCGGGATATTGCGCCGAGCAGAGAAGCGCGGGAAGAAGTTGCCGCCACTTCTGGAGCAGGCGCTGCGATCGGTAGTCCAGAATTCGACAAAAACGGATTGCAGCGAGTAGTTGGGACATTGTGCGCCGACACGCACCCGGGCGCGTACAGTGGACAGGATGCCTATACTGGGCGGTTGGTTCCTTCTGTGTTTGCCATCCAGAACGCCACTCGCGGAAAGGATCAGAACGGTCTGGGTGTTGCGCAGGACGCACCGATGTACACGCTGGATCAAGGTAGCCAGCATGCAGTTGCCCACGTTGACTTCATGCCCACAATGGTGAGTGGCGGAAGCACAGAAGCAAGCCACAACCAAATGTCAGGACAGCTCCGAGAGGGCTATGTGGTGCCGGCTATGTATGGGTTCAACTCAAACGCGCAAGTTGATCAGATGCGTATCACGGAAGAAAAAGCCGAGACGCTGACGTGCAGTCAGTACAGCGCTGCGCTCGTTAATATGCAAGTGCGCCGACTGACTCCGACCGAGTGCGAGAGGCTGCAGGGCTTTCCCGACGGCCACACAATGCTGCCAGGTCGCCCCGCTGATGGTCCAAGATACAAAGCGCTCGGCAACTCAATGGCGGTTCCTTGTATGCGCTGGATCGGGTGTAACATCGGGTAACACGCAGTAACATATCAGCAACAACCGGCACTTGTTACTGCGCGTTGCTGATATGTTCCCCGCTTGGTGCGCTTGTTATCTAATTGTTACCCGCTGTTGCTGCCACGTTACCCCATGACCGAATGACCGAACCATGACCCAATATGGGTCATACGTAACCTCTTGATTCATCTACACTTTTTAGGGTTATGACCGAATGACCGAACCCTATCACGAAAAAGACCCAAACAGACCAGACCCTCTTATATATTATTATGTGTGTGCGATACACTATATATTTATGATCCGTCTGTATGTTTACAATATAATTCTTAGGTCATTGGGTCATAAGTAGTAAATAGAGATATAGATCAATAACTTGCGCATGACCCAATATTGGTCATAGTTCGGTCATTGGGTCATAGGCACGATCCTTGCACGGCTTGCGCAATGTGTGGCGGCTAGTGCTATACTGACAACACGGTCAATAAGAGGGCGCCAACTGTGGCAGGTAGACCATTTAAATTCACCCCAGAAGAAGCGCTCGAGCGGGCGCGCTGGTACTTAGCGAACTACGAGCAGGAAGGCGACCTTGTGCCCACCGTGGCGGGCTTAGCGGTCTATATGGACTGCAGCAAGAAGATTCTCTACAACTACCAGCAGCACCCCGATTACGCAGAATTGATTCCCGTTATGGACGCGCTGATGACCAAGCAGCACAAGCTGCTCACGTCGGGCGGGCTGGGCGGAAGGTTTCACCCGGTCGTGACGCGCATTATGTTATCCAAGCACGGCGACATCGAGCGGCGCGAAGTGGACAACCTGAGCAGCGACGGCAGCATGTCGCCCGTTGCGCCTATATCCGCCGCAGACGTGGCCGATGCGCTTCGCAGCGTGTTGGCTGAGTTATGATCGAGTGGGAAGATTGCAGCCCCGCTAAGCGCCAGGCATTGCGCCTGCTGAGCGAGGCGGATTATCTGACGTTCTTGCGCATATGGTTCCAGATCACGCAGGGCGAGAAGTGGCAAGTAAACTGGCACCACAGGCTGCTGGCGCGCAAGGCACAGGAGATTATCACCGAGCGACCGCACAACGTGGTGATCAACGTACCGCCGGGCGCAGGTAAAACCGAGACGCTGAGTATTCACGCGCCGGCGTGGATGGTCGTTAAGGTACCGAAGTTCCGCAACCTGAATATATCGTTCAGCGACTCGCTTACCAAGCGCAACAGCCGCAGAACACGCGACCTGATCGCCTCAGAAGAATTTCAGGAACTGTGGCCGCGGACGTTCGGCACCAATCAGGCCGACGAGTGGCAACTCGTTACACGCCAGGGCAAGACGGTCGCAGAGGTCGTCAGCCGCTCGGCGGGCGGGCAGATCACCGGCGGCCGTGGCGGCTATATCGGCCCGAACTTCTCGGGCTGGGTGCTACTGGACGACGTGGACAAGCCGGACGACGTATTCAGCGAAGTGCGCCGCAAGCGAACGCATCAGCTGCTCGTCAATACCGTGCGCTCGCGCCGTGGCGATAAGTCCCGCAAGCACCCCACGCCAATTCTAGCCATCCAGCAGCGGCTCCACGTCGACGATAGCAGCGCGTTTATGGTATCGGGTGGCATGGGCCTTACATTCGAGCACGTCAGCATTCCGGCGCTTGTAACGCTTGATTACCTTATGGCGCTACCCGAGGATATACGCCCCTATGCGCTGGCGGATTGTCTCGGCAGTGAATCCGTGACAGTTGGCGGCGTAGAATACTGGAGCTTCTGGCCGGCTAACGAGGACGTGAAAGACCTGGTGCAGCTGTGGGAGTCAGACCCATACACGTTCACCAGCCAATACATGCAGCAGCCTGAACTGCTGAGCGGCGGCATATTCCGCCCCGACGACTTCGGGCTATACGAGCCGGACGACGTGCCGCATTGGGAGTACCGGTTTATCACCGTCGACACCGCGCAGAAAACCGGCGAGCGCCACGACTTTAGCGTGATCAACCATTGGGGCATGTACCAGGGCAATCTGCACCGCATCAACGGCATCAGGGGCAAATGGGAAGCGCACGAGCTGCGCACCCGCTTTGTGCAATTTGTCCGTGAATGCTACGACCTCAACGGGCCAATACACGGCAACCTGCGCGCCGTGGACGTCGAGGACAAGAGCAGCGGCACCGGGTTGATACAAGAAGCCTCCCAGCAACTGCCGGTCAAGATAACCGCCGTGCAACGCAGCCGCGACAAGCTCACACGGGCGCTGGACGCGCAGCCACACCACCGTGGCGGCAGGGTCAAATTGCGCGCAGGAGACCCAAGCAACCCCGAGTTTATCGCCGAGGTGTGTAGCTTCAACGCGGACGATACGCACAAGCACGACGACCAGACCGACACCATGATCGACGCCATCGACCGCGCATTTATCACCGCTACCAAACCACGGGCGGGGGTGCTATGATTGCCGACAATACTGGAGGGCCAGCATGACCAATCAATTCAATTTCCGAGGCGCAGCGGCGGCTTTAGGCAACACCAAGCAGATCAATGCGTGGTCGGATTACGGCTATCCGGATCGCGTAGAGTTCGACTCGCTCTATCGGATGCACACCCGCAACGGCATTGCCAAAGCGGGCAACGCGATCCCGGTCGACCTGTGCTGGAAGTCTGCGCCCCGCGTCAAAGCTGACGACAGCGACGACGTGACACCATGGGAGGCTGCGTTCAACAAGATCGCTAAGGCCACTAAGCTGTGGAAGAAACTACGCGCCGCTGACCTACGCCAGCGCGTCGGGCGATACGGCGGTGTGCTCGTGCAAGTACGTGGGAGCCTGGAGCAAGTCGCGTGGGAGCGGCCACTGGCTAACATCACGGACAAGCAGATCGTGCGGTTCATCCCGTTCTACGAGGACCAGATGAAGGTCGCCACGTTCGACGAGGACCGCACCAGCGAGCGCTATGGCTTCCCGCTCACGTATAACTACAACGAGGCACAAGTCGGACAGGATAACCGCGACGGCAAGGTCTCACAGCCGGTTACAGTGCATTACAGCCGCGTGCTGGTATTCGCGGAAGAAGCGGACGACGACACGATCTTCGGCGTACCGGCCAACGAAGCCGGCTTTAACGACCTGCTGACAATGGAGCTGATCGCCGGCGCGGGCGGGCAAGGCTTCTGGAAGAACGCCAGCGGCAAGCTACATTTTGACTTCCGCGACCCCGCTGCGGCCCCTCCGACACAGGAGGAGCGCGACAAGCAGAAAGAGCAGATCCAAGACTTTGCGAGCGAGATGGACAAAGCGCTGGCGACGGCCGGTATGGAGGCCAAAGTGCTCAACTACGCACTGGCCGACCCCGACCCGTATTTCCGCGTTGCGCTGCAGTCGTATAGCGCTAGTGTACGCATCCCGGCCAACCGGCTGATCGGCAGCGTCACGGGCGTACTGGCAGGCGATAAGGACGACGCGGCATTCTTGCAGACCATGCAGAGCCGCCGCGTAGGCTTCTGCGCCGAGATGGTGGAGACTGTGGCAGCGTGGCTGATTGAGCACGGCGTACTGCCCGCCGCCGACATCGTGGTGGAGTTTGACGACCTACAAGCGCCAGGCGATAAAGACAAGCTAGAACTGGCCGAGAAGATGGCGCGGATCAACTCACTGACCGGCCCACGCTCCGGCGACGTGTTCACCAACGAGCAGATCGCAGAGGCTGCCGGCTGGGATTACGAGCCGGACGACCTGATCGACCCACTGCCAGAGGGCGACGATGAAACCGACCCGGAATGAACAAGACCCAACAGGCCAGAGCGGCAACACCAAGCGCGCAAAGGCCGCTATAGCCCAGCGGGTGCGCCAAGCGCGCCCCGAAGTGCTGGCACTGCTTGACTCTATCCCGGTGCGCGCCATCACGACCAATGCGTCCTACTTGTACGAGCTGGACGCGCAGCGTTATCTGCAAGTCACTGACGAGATCAGCCGCATCATTGACCGCTGGCTCGACTTAGAGGCCGCCACGGGCAAGCCGGCGCGGTGGTTCTTCGACACCTACACGGGCGCGGCATACGACAGCGGCGCACAGGCCAGCGCGACCAATATCGCCGGGCAGCTACCCGAGGGCATGGCCTACGAGGCCGAGCTGCTAAGCCCCGCATATCAACGCCGCATCCAGCTTGTATTCGCCCGGTCGTTTAACGATATGAAAGGCTTCGCCGGGCAGGCCGCTGAGGACTTGGCGCGCGTGCTAGCGGACGGTGTGGCGGCAGGCCAATCACCACGCACAATCGCATCCGGTATGCGCTCAGTGTTCGACGAGGTGGAAGGGTACCGCGCGCTGCGTATCGCTCGCACGGAGATCAACAAGGCATACACGGACGCGCGGAACGAACAGACGCAAGACGCCCGCGAGCAGCTTGGATTGGACATCAGGCTGCTGCACGTCAGCGCCCTGGTCGATGCGACACGACGCAGCCACGCAGACCGCCACGCGCATATCTACACGCCCGCCGAGCAAACGAAGTGGTGGAATTCAGGAACTAACCGGATTAACTGCTTGTGCAGCACGATCGAGGTGGTATTTATTGACGGCGAGCCGGTTAACAGCAAAGTGATCGAGAAGTACCGCGCACGTGGCGCGGCATATTTCAGCACAGCAGGATCATAGCCTCCGCGCAGCCTACAATGCGCTGGCGCTCCGATGGCGTGGCGGCGATAAGGTCAAGCAGCGCCAGCTTAGTGGTCGCGTCGGCCCCTTCGAGCATACGCGCCGCCGCCTGAATAATAGCCGCTTGTTGGTTCTCGCCGTATTTCATGGCGATGCGGCGCGCTAAGCACACCGCGATCGATTCGTATGCGCCTGTCATTTCGCCCACTCCGCCAGCAGTGCGTCGGCTTGTTCGCAAGCGATACGGGCCAGCTCCGCGTCCGTCAATGACATGCGTGTGGTCGGGTTGGCAATAATCGCCGCCATAAAACGGGCGCTCAGTTCTTCGCGCTTGGTGAAGCCGATGCTGAAGAACTGGCCTTCCTGCGAAAAATAGCCGCCGTCTAAGTCCTTGCGAAAATTGTAGGGTCTGCCGTCCGCCGCTATAAGCGGGGTGGCCGGTGTGTTGCCATTGCTGATCATGCCAGCTCCTTAGTCAGCTGTTCGGCCCACAGCGCCGAGTAGTTCACAGAGTCCACCAGGCTATCCGCGTGCAGGCGCGTCGGATTGCTGTATTGCCGCACCTTTTTGACCAGATCGAGCATCAGGCACACGTCGCTGCCGCGCAAGTCGCGCCCGGTGATCACATTGTACGCCTCGGCCACAGCGTCGAAACTGCGCTCGCTGGTGCCTTGCGGGTCGTATTCCTTGCCGCGCTCGCCTAGAATGCGCAGACCTTCGCTGAGATATTCGGGAGCGGTGCGTGGCTGTATCTTACTGTCCATCTTTCTGTCCTTCGCACACGATCACGTGCGCTGTTTGTTGCTTTGACATATGCAGCGCGGCGCGTTCGCACGCTTCCAGGCTGCTCATAGGTACGGCGAGCTTCAACACGCCCGCCAAGGTGTAAATCAGGAGCGTGGCGCTACTCACGGATCGCCCCCAGTGCGCGCTTGCACGCTTCCAGCTGCTCGGTCGTGTAGCCGGCACGGGCTGCGCGCTCGCTCAGGTTCTTATAGTTCAGTGCGCGCCAGCTCGGCGTGCCGCCCTGCTCGTAGTGCTCGCGCAGCCATTGCAGCAGCTCGGCGGGCACCTCGGGGCGCACGGCTACCGGTGTGGCTGCCACGTATCTGCGCAACGCTTCGGCCACTTCGCACGGCTTGATCCGGCTATTCACCGGGATAACGACCAGCAGCTCGCCGTGCTCGTCGGTTATTGTGTTGTCACTGGTTAAAATAACGCGCATAACAGCACCCCCAGGCACACAAGCAGGCCAACGGGTACCGTGCAGACACGAACTCGCCGCTCTAGCATTCGCCGCTCCGCGCGCTCTATTAGGATCTCACGAGCCGCCACGTGCCGGTCGCCCTGCAGCTTGTCCGCTTCAATACAGAAATCGATATACGCCATTTTTGCTTCGTATTTGCTTAGAAAAGCGGCGCTTATATGGTTAGAGCGCGGCGCAGTGCTGCCGCTGTCCCACCGGGCGCCCATTAGCGCACCAACCCAGGCAGATGACCAAGCGCCCACAGCAACAGGCCAACGCCAGCGCACCACAGCAGCGCGACGCGGATCATGTGTTTCGTGTAGACTGGATCAAGGTCGCAGCGCTCGAACCCGGCGCCCTCTAAGTCGTCAGGCACCAGATGGCGCTGCTTGACCCACTCGTTACGGTTGTCCAGCATGTATACGCGGCCCATTTCGTCCGCGCGGTAAAAGCGCCCGGTTTGCGCATTAAAATGTGTTGCTACTTGCATCAGTGCGTCCCTCCTGTTATTGACTCGTCAGACAATAGCCGCCAATTTGCGCAGTTGTCAATATTTATTTTATACTGACCGCAGCAACCAACAAGGAGCCGCACGATGGCCAAGCGCCTATATGTTAACGTCGCCACCGCGATCAACGCTGCGGACGTCCGCACCGAGATTGAAGGCGGCCACGAGTGGCTGGTCGTATCCAGTCGCACCCTACCCGATGATGTCGTTATGAACGGCGGCTTGTACCCGGCCGACGAGATCGCAGCGGCATACAATTCCCTGAACAACACGCACGCACCGGTCGGCCACCCGCAGGACAGCGCGGGCAATTACATTTTATGCACGGACCCGCTGGCGCTCACTGGAGGCTACCTGGTCGGTGCAATGAATCGAAACGCTACCCGGGCAAACGGTATCGTGTCGGTCGAGAAGTGGATCAACGTCCCCACCGCGCAGACCAGCGCGAACGGCAAGCGGCTGATCGCTGCGCTCAACGCACTAGCAAAGGGCGGCGACCCAATCCACACGAGCACCGGGCTGCTACTCGAGCGCGAAGAACTGCCAGCGCCACAAGTCAACGCAGAGGGCAAGCAATACAGCTGGATCGCGCGCAATATGCGCTTTGACCACGACGCCATCCTGCTGGACCAGCCAGGCGCTGCCACACCGGACCAAGGCGTCGGCATCGGCGTCAACGCACAGCTGGCTGGCGAGGACGTGCAGCGCGTCGTGGCTATCAACTCAACCGCCGCGGCAGCAGAGGACACATGCGAGGGCGACGCCTTCGACACTATGTTCCAGCGCATCGTTAACAAGTTGCGCGACTTAACGGGCATCGGCTACACTAAGCCGGACAATACTGTCAACACAAAAGAGGGTGATCCAATGCGCGATCAAATTGTCGCCGCGCTGAATGCCGCAGGAGTCCCGATCGAGGGCTTGAGCGATCCACAGCTGCTGCAAGCATACACGACCCTGCAGGCGCAACCAGCAAACGACAAGCTGGCCGCGCTGACGCAGGAAGTCAACACCATTAAACAAGACCTGGCCGCCTCGCAGCGCGCACCACTGATCGCCGCTATTGGCGACAAGTCGGGTCTGAGCGTTAACACGCTGCAATCATTACCGCTGGAAGAACTGCAGGCGCTGGCCGCCAAGCATAACACCACGACGGTCGGCATCAACTCGCAACGCGCAGTCACCGGCAACGCCGACGACTACGACATGCCAGAATAAGGAGCCGACAACATGGCTAAAAATACCATTTTCGCCGGGGGCATCTCTAACGTCGATCGCCCGCTGGTAGAAGAAGCAACTTGTAGCGCTGCGGTGCTGCCGGGTCGCTTCATGCTGCGCACTTCCGGCCAGTTCGTGGCGGTTACTACGAACGGCGAGGGCGGCGCGCTGTATATCGCCGACCTGAACACCATGAAGCAAGGCGGCGTTGCGGACACATGGACCAGCGGCGACACAGTCAAAGGCTTTTACCCACGCGCCGGCGATCTGTATAACGCCCGTGTGGCAGCCACACAAAACATTACCGCACTGGATACTGCGCTCGCTGTGAACGCAGCCGGCCAGCTGCGCATTGCACTGACTGACGGCACCGAGGAGATCGTGGCCTACGCGCAGGAAGTGGTCAACGTTACTGCGGCCGACACGCTGGTACTGGTGCGGATCGCTAACTTCGGGAGAGCTTCATAATGGGCTGGATTTTCTCTAAGCAATACATGGCAGCCAACGCGCAAGCGGGCAAGCACATGGCCGAGCAGTTTGCCGTCCTTAAAGGTATGCGCGCTGCTTACAACCGCTCGAACGAAGTGATCGCAGCGGACATGCCGACCGTCAACTCGGGCCGTATCCCGGCAGACGTATGGCGCGATATGGACGCGCAAACGTCCGTGCTGATGCGCCAGCCTAACTTAACGCTGCTGAACGACCTGATGCCCCTGGCTAAGCCGCTGAGCATCGGCAAGTTATACGCCGAGTACCGTATCGCGTCGGACGCGGGCAATGTGCGCAGCTCAGTATCGGGCGAAGTGCAGATGTTAAACGATAAAACCGCGTACACTTACGATGGTAACGTCGTTCCGGTCCACACTGTGGGCTGGTCGCGCGACTTCCGCGAAGTGGCTGGCATGACCTCAGAGGGCTTCGACGGCCTGATGGATGACCAAGCCAACTCGCTGCGCAACTTGTCCAACAAGATGGCGAACTACGTCTACAACGGCGACAGCTCAGTCGTATTTAACGGCAAGCAGGGTTACGGCGTGAAAAACCACCCGAACACGCTGCAGATCTCGTTCTCTGCCGCACTGGCTAACATCAACCTGGCGACGTCAACAGACGGCGTGGCGATCCGCAAAGCATTCCAGTATATCCGGGACGCGCTGCGCATCACTAACGCAGTCGACGGTCAGATCACGTTCTACGTATCGCGCACCATCCTGTCCAACTTGGAACAGGCGTGGAACAGCTCGAACAGCTCTAATGTGACCGTGCTGGAAATGGTACGCAAGCTGGAAGGCGTGGCAGCTATCAAAGAGGACGCATCACTGACGGGCAACCAGGTGATCGCGCTGTGCTTGGAAAGCCGCTTTATCCGTCCGCTGGTCGGCATGGCAACCGGTACTTATGCAGTGCCTCGCGTTATGTTCAACGACCCGCACCGCTTCTACGGCGCGAACGCAGTAGGCTTGGAGATCCGCAAGGACTCTGCGGGCCAAGCTGCAGTCGCGTATGCAAGCTAAGGAGCTGGGAATGGCTAAGAACGCACAGACCGAGCCAACCGCTGAGGAATTAGCGGCGCAACTGGCAGCCGATGCGGCCCCCGTGGCAGCAACCGGCGCGAAGTACCGAGTAAAATCATCTCGCTTCCACGGCTTCCAGCCGGGCGACGAGGTGGCACTCGAGAGCGTAACGCCGGAACAATTGCAGCACCTCGAAGCGCTGTGATCACCGAGCAACGAAAAGCCCCGTGAAGGGGCTTTTTTTATTGCCGCTATCGTGGCGGAGGGTTAGTCGGTGGCTTCGGGTAGTCGATGCACGACCGCCGTGCCCACTTCAAGCACTTTGTCGCCATGTTCCTCGTACTCCTTCCGCCAGTATTTCAGCGCCATCAGCTCGACGCTATTCTCGGGCATAATGATCAGCGTATCGTCGCTATCAAATTCAATACGCATATTAGGCCACCACATTCGTCGGGTTCGCGGTTTGCGCGCCCGCCACTGCGCCAGTGTTGCCGACCTGCACGGTGCTATTGGTCGCGCGGGCTACTTGCGACACACCGTTGCACAGCTGAGCGAACTGGTATTGCAGCGCTTGCATTTGCTGCTGTTGCTGCGCCTGGGCTTGGTTCATCGTCACTGTCACGTTGTGGCTGTTAACCTGCTCCCGGTTGATCGAGCGCTGCTCAGATTCACGCAGCTGCGCCACGGTCAGTTGCTGCTCAAGGTCCGCGATGCGATTGCTGGTGATCAGCGCGCGGGTCGCCTCGCCGTCTCGAAAGATGGTTTCTTGGACCTGCGCGCTTTGCCGGTCGACGTTCGTGTCCACGCCCGCAATATCACGTGACAGCGACGCGGCCAAATTGGCCTGAGCGAGTGCCAGCGCCTGAGTCTGCGCGGTGATATACTGCGTGTTATTGTTTGCCTGAGTGGTCAACCCGGACACTGCGCCCGCTAAGGCCAGCTGCACCTGGGCCTCGTTGAACGGAATGGACGCCTTAATATCGCCGAGCGTCTGCGCGTTAAGGTCGTCTTGCGTCACGCAGCGACCGTTGCCGTTGTTATCCTGATTGCCGAACAGACCAAGCCGGCCGAGCAGCAGACCCATGATCACTCCGCCCGAGTCACCACCGCTGAACACGCCGCCACCCATGCCACGACCGCCGACAATATCTTCGCTTAATGTAGCCATATCTTTACGCCTCTATTTTAGGCACCGCACAGAGCGCGCGGCGTAAAGGGGGTATAGTTGATCCAATTCAGGTCCAACAGAGTAGTCGCGGAATGTCACAGAAGCACGTCACGGCGAAAGGACATTGCACGTATTGCGGCGCGAAGTTGTCGCAGTGCCCGGAGTGCGGCGAGTGGTTTATCCGCCACAACCGCGCCCACTTGTACTGCAGGGCGCGCTGCCGACAAAGACGGCACAGGCGCTTGACAGCCACACCGGTGGCGCTTAATACTCAGTGCTCAACATTGACGGAGCCGGATAAATGCAACAAGTGATCACTACCGCCCTCGGATTCGTGGCGGCCAGCGTGTTTCTACAACGCACGACGCCCGATCAGCAACTGGGCGCGGTCATTGTGGCCGCTGCGTGTTGGTTGTGCTATCGTGGTTTCCGCTGGTTTATCAACATGGAGCAAGACAGCAATGCCAAGTAAATCGACGCCAGTGCCACCAGGCACCAAGCAGAACACCCGCACGCCACCGCCACAACCGAAGAAAAACAAGTGATCAACTACGTGGCGCTCTTAGCGCTGCTGGTCGTGTATAAGTACAGCAGGGGCCGGGTAAATCTGGCCCTTGTTATTATCGCGTATTATGCGGCCTATATGCTCATGGAGTTCTACCCGCAAGGCGTGACCGAGCAGGCCGGATGGGCCGCGTTCTATCTGCGCCAGTGCGCGCTCGATTTGCTATTTGTGATCATCTGCTGCCATTTATCGCTTAAATATCAAAGATTCATGTACTTTTTTCTCGGCTATGCTTTTATCATAGGGACAAGCCAGGCGACTCAGGTACTAATGCTGGTCGATCCAGTCGCGTTCCGCTCGCTGCACGAATGGCGCCAAGCCGTCGCGGTTCCAATTGATCTAATGTTCGGGGTGCTAGGGAGTGCTAACAGTGTTTCAGATTATTTTGCTAATCGCTTTCGGGCTGCTTATAATCACAGCACTACTACTGGCCGCAACCGCTCGGACTCTGACGCATGAACGACGAGATCAACCAAACACTGCAACGCCACGCTGCGCAACTTGCCCAACAAGCCGAGCAGATCAACCGCTTGATCCCTGAAATACATTTATTCGCCAAAGAAGTGCGGGACAACACGATCCAAACCGTCCGCCACATGGACAAGCTGGACAACGTGGCCGCCGCGCAGATAAAGCTCGAATCCAAGCTCGACCAACTGGACAGCCGGGTCGACAAGCTCGATCTGGTCGTCGAGGGCCACAAGCCCGTTATTGCCGCGATTAACTCGCTGGCCCAAAAAGTGATCTGGTTCTCCATTAGCGCAGCGCTTGCATCCATCACCACTGTGGCAGTGCTGGGCTATGCGGTTCTCGGGAAAGGTCAAGGAGGATAGCGACGATGTGCGTACCTATTGCCCCTGAAGATGTCCGCGAATTTATTCCCGGTGTGGCCTCCGTGCCAGATAGCGTTATCCAGCTCTATATCGAGATGGCCGACGCCGCCGATCCGTGCCTGCTCGGAGCTGGACGCCCCGCTGCGGTCTCTAAACTAATCAAGCTGAATTTCGTCTCGCACATGCTGACCGGCTCGGCCGGCGTGTCTGGCGAGATCACCAGCGAACGCAGCCCGACCGGCGAGTCCGTCACGTATGCAGCGCCCGCCACGGGGGGCACCGGCTTAGCCAGTACGGCTTACGGCCGCACGCTGTTGCAGCTCGACACAACCGGTTGTATGTCGGCGCTTATCGCATCGCCGCGCATCTTTTACGCGGTGGGCTAAATGAGCCGCATACTCGCGCGATTCCTAACCGACGACGTGGTGATCAAGCCGCTGACCGGTACGAGCGAGCAGGGCACGCCGACATATGGCACGCCCCGCACGATCAAAGGCTGTTACAAGCAGGACAACGAGCAGCAACGCGACGCACGCAGCGGCGCTATGTTCATGCCCACTGTGGCAGTATGGTCGTATGATACCGCGCTGAAGTACGGCGACCTCGTAGGCAACTACGGCCAGGTGCGGCGCATCGTTACCGCCACGGAGCGACGCGGCCCGCAATCGGTGCTGGTCTATGCCGGTTAAGCGCACGAGCAACACGGCCAAAGTGCTCGCCAAGATCGAGCGCGTCGGGGAGGGCTGTATGATCCAGATACTCGCCGTAATACAAGCAAACGCACAATTTCACGCCCCCCTTGATACCGGCGCGCTGCAAAATAGCGCGTTTCGGGTAGTGGAGCGCATGGGCGACGGATGGCGTGGCCGCATAGGTTACACGGTGGCATACGCCGCTTATCTGCACGGCGACGACGTATCAACGCCACTGTGGAAGCCGCGCAAACCCAAGGATCGCTCGCAGCGGCGAGACCCCGAGACCGGCGCAGTACTGCCCGGTAAATCGGGCGGCTACAACCCAAACGCGCACCCGCGCTGGCTGGAGCGCGCCGCCGAAGATAGCCGAGACGGGATCCAGCGCATCATTAAGGCGAATTATGGCAGCATATGACGATTTAAAAGGCATGGTCAGCGCCTCAGGCGTCACGGGCTACACGTTCCGCGAACTGTGGCAGGAAGAAAGCGACGCGATCGCCGGTCCCGTTTGCCTGATCCGCCGCGTGCAGGGCTTAGCGAGCACCGAGGACACGCGCCGCTGGGTGTACCGGATAGCATTCTACGGCGCGGCCAATGCGGACGCTGCCACAGTATCAGGCCACGCAGAGCAGGCGGCGCGCTACATTTTAGACAACTTTGCGCGCGGTGGTGTAATATTGGCGCGTATGGTACTGGACACGGTTGGACCTTATCAAACCGCGACCGCGCGCCCATACTATTATTTCGAGTTATCCATTTATTACGCTAATCAATAGGAGGGCGCAGCATGCCACAAATTAGCGGACGCAGTATCCTGGTCCACGTCATTATGGCGGCGGCCAGCACAAGCAAGGTTAACGGCGCGTATGAGGCGCCGAGCACCGGATGGGAAGGGCTGGGCGGCACTCGCGGCTTGGACACCACAACGGAGTGGGACACCGTAGACGGTACGAGCCGCAGCTCGGCGGGCAACGTGCGCGAGTCGATCGCCACGTATCTGACAGTCGGCGCGACGCTCAACGGCGTGTGGCTGACAGAAACCGCCGAGAATATCGAAGATATGAACGACTACGTGAACAACCCGACCACCGGGCAGCCTTATGGTTGGCTGAAACTGACCGAGCCAGGCCCAACAGCCGGCAGCACGATCACCCGCGTGTATTATGGCATGTTCACGTCGTTCAGCTCGTCGGCACCGCATGACGACTTGAAAACGTTCGATATGGGCTTTAATGGCCTGCAGCCAGTTATTAAAACGCTGGTCCCTGCACCTTAATGCGGGCAAATGTCACGATCGGCGAGGTTGTGATCCACGTGGGCGCGCAGGACTATCTGCTGCGCCCTTCTTTCGCTGCGCTCGCCGCACTCGACCCGATCGACAAATACCAGAAAGACGTCACGACCGCGCTGGCCCTACTCGAGACCGGTGTGGCAGTAGCGCCCGAGCTGTGCGCTACGTGCGCCGAGGTGCTGCGCGTTTGCTGCACGACGGATCTGCCCGCCAGCGTTCTGGGCGACCTACAGCCACGCAAGAGCAACCCGGCACAGTGGTGGAAGCACCGGCACGTCCTCTGGGGACGCGGCAAGATGCAGCAGCACGACCTGATCGTACTCGCCAATCACATGATCAAATGGGGTATCGTCGGAGACGCCAAGACCGCGAAGCGACGCGCCCGCAGCAAGGGACCGGCGCGCCAGTTTGACATCAGAGAGTTTCACGGCGCCGCAGTCGCAGCACTCGGCATTCAACCGTCCGAAGCGTGGCAGCTAACAATGGCAGAGTTTCAGGCCGCAATGGATATAAAATTCCCGCCCGATCCGGCCAAAGAGCTGCCGACCGAGGACGAGGTGCGCGACACTTTCCGCGCGCTCAAAATACCGCTACAATCTAAGCCACATTAAACCCACGCCGGAGCGCATCACATGACCGAGATCGAAGGCATCAGTTACACGGTCGACGCGAATACGGCTGGCCTAATAACACTCAAGAACGAAGTACAAAAGACCTCAGATTCCGCAGTTCGCAACCTTAAACGCATAGACGGCGCAGCCGATGAATCTGGCGCGTCTATGCGCAAGCTAAGCGCCACCGCCGAGGGCGTAAAGTCCTCGTTTGACCAAGTCGGCGCCCGCGCGGGTCAAGCCGGTATCCAGATCCAGCAATTCGTCGGGCAAGTACAAGGCGGCACCAGCGCCATGACCGCGCTGTCACAGCAAGCAGCGGACATTGGTATCGTTATGGGTGCCCCGCTCCTTGGTGTGGTCGTAGCGCTCGCCGCCGCCATTGGTGGCACGCTGTATAACAGTATCAATAAAGCAACCGGGGCTATGAGTTCACTGCCCGAGGAGCTGCAGAAGTACCTCAAAGCTATTGAAGCGCAATATGCGCAGCTGGACGAAGTAAGCCGCGCCGAGTTCGCGCAGGCAGAGATCGGCAAAGTGGCCACCGCGTACCAGAAATCCGCCGAAGAAGTCGACCGGCTGACCAAGCGGCTCGAGAAATTAAAGACAACCGGCTTGATCGGCGAGGACATCAGCCTCGGAACGTCACTGCCCGAGCAAATAAAACTCACTCGGCAAGAGCTGGAAAAATCCAAGGCCCGCGCCGCTGACCTCACGCAGATATTAAACAAGCTGTCAGAAGTAACCGCCACAGGGTTGGCGACCGAGAAGGTGACAGAAGGGCTGACCACGTCAACCGACCGCGCCTCGCAGTTGGCCACGCAGATCCAGATCGCAATCGTTAAGCTGACGGAGGGCGAGCTGGCCGCGCGGAAAATGGCAGCCGCGCAGTACCTGGGTCTCACCAATGCCGAGCAGTTACCCACCTCGCTGGATGAATCGATCACCCGGTTGTACCAACTCGAGGAAGCGCAGAAGCGCGTCAACGACCAAAAGCGCGCAGAGCGCGAGCTGCAACGCGAGATCCGCGGCGAGCTGGATAAAGAATTGCAAGCCGAGCTGGCCGCAATGGCCGCGAAGGACAAAGACCGCAAGTATATCGGCGACATCATGGCAAGCGGTGACGGCAGCCAAGCCGCCCGCGTGGCAGCAGACGCCGAAGCGCGGATCAAGATGCTGCAGGACATCGCAGCGCGCGACACGTCGCAAGCAGAGGCCGCCGCCGAGGCAATCATACTGGTCGAGCAGCAGAAGCAAGACGAGCTGACACGCATTGCGGCCGAAGCGGCAGAGAAGCGCAACCAGTTCACCATACAGGCCACGCAGACCACGCTGGGCGCGTTCGGCGACTTGTTCGGTAATCTGGCCGACGCCGCCAAAGAGGGCGGGCGCGATACGTTCCAGCAGTGGAAGAACTTAGCGAGCGCGCAGGCTGCGATCAGCACCGCGCTGGCATTCACCAACACACTAGCCAACCCGCTGATCCCTTACCCGCTGAACTTAGCGCTGGCGGGCAGTGTGGCAGCACTCGGCGCGGTACAGATAGCCAAAATTCAGAGCCAGCAGTACAGCGGGCGCCTATATGGCGGCCCTGTGCAAGCGGGCGGCATGTATCCGATCACGGAGGACGGACGGCCCGAGATACTTAAGCAAGGTAGCCGGCAATACTTGCTACCCGGTACCGGCGGCGAGGTGATCAGCAATAAAGATATGCAAGCGGGCGGCGGGGGCGGTAGTATTACCATTAACTACAACCCGACGATATACGCACAGGACGCAGACTTTGAGGCCATCATGGCCGGCCAGCCCGAAGCGGTACTTAACGCCGTGCGGATAGGCTTAGCGTCCGAAGGGAGAACACTTTAATGGCTCTATTTCCGTATGACATTATCTTAGTCGACGATCTGGCCGTCACGGACTCGGTTAGCCTGATAAGTTCAGATACACGCAGCAAACAGTACCTGACGCGCCGCACGCTCGGCCAACGGTTCGAGGTCAGCATGTCGTGCCGCGTGTTGCCTTGGAACTTCCAAGCGGCCAATGCGTATGTAACGAGCCTACGCGGCGGCGCAACGGTCACGCAGATCACGCTGCCGTTCTACGGCGACACAACCGCACCCGATACCAGTGTGGCCGCAGCTCCGACGCTTGGTGCGCGTGCTGTCACGCTCGCATCCGTCACGGGCGTGGTGCCCGGCTTGTATATGCAGTTCGGCAGCCACACAAAGGTCTACAGCGTCACCAGTGTGGTCGGCAACGTGGTCAACTTTGAACCCAACTTGATCCGCGCGGCCGGCGTAGGCACCAGCGTGAAGTTCAACGGCGTACAAATTCACTGCAAGCTACGCGGCGCCGCGCAATCGTTTAGCAGCGTTCACCACCGCATGCCCATCACGCGCAATCTGGACTTTGTGGAGGTGATCGGGTGAAAAGTTTCAGCCCCGAGATACTCGCGGCGATCCGCGAAGGCGCCCGCACTGAGCTGGTCGAGATGCAGCTGGCTGCCGGCACGGTGCGTTTCACCACAGCGAACCACGACATAACATTCGGCGGCAACACGTACTTGTCTGGCGGTAATTTCGTCGAGGTCGGCGGCGTCAAGCAGGAGCAGGAGCTGCGCGTCAATACGTGCGCTTTTCAGATATCGCTGGTCGATCAGTCAGTCCTTGCGCTATTCCAGGCGAACAACCCGATCGGGCGCAAGGTGATATTGCGCCAAGTGCTATGTGACGATAACGACCAGGTGATCGGCGCGCTCCTGACGACTACAATGCGGATCGATACCTACGCGGTCGACGATGACGACGCGAGCGCGGGGATCGGCATTCAGCTGTCCAACTATATGGCGCAATACGACGCGGTGCGCGGCATTCGCACCACGCTGGCAAGCTATCAGCGTTTCTATCCAAGCAGCACAAGTTTCATCAACTCTAAATCTGCAGGCGACGATCTGCGCTGGGGCGGCAAGTAATGGGATTCTTAAAGAAGCTGATCAAGGGCGCGGCGGTTATTGGTTCGCTGGTAGGCGGGATCGGCTGGTGGTGGGGCGCCATCGCGCTATCTGG